AGCTATGCCACAGATTGGAACAGAACAAAAGCCAATTAGAATGAGTCCTAAAAGACGAAAGACCCTAAGCGGTACATTTTATACTGGTGAAAACAAAAAGAAATATGACTCAAATTATGATCGTATCTTTGGAAAAAAGGAGAAGTAATTATGATGCATGGTGATAAAGAAAAAATGAAGCGCATGAAAAAGATGGGCGGCGGTATGGGTTCAAAAATGATGCGTAAAGATAAAAAGCATGGTGGAGCACATCGCTCTATGTATGCTGGTGGTGGACAGCCTTCATACGGCAATACTATTGACACTGCAATGCCGACTACTGGGCCAAACTAATGACTACTCAAGTAGCTCGTAGTGAGTACAAGTCTATTCAAGAAAAAGAAAAGATTTGTGCTGAGATGACTGACAATCAGTTTCCGTATCGTAAGGAGGGTGATATTAAATATCCGAAGTTACGAAACGAGCAGGAGAAGCCTGATGCAAGTCGCGGCACCTAAAGGCTACCACTGGATGAAACATGGCAAAAGCTTCAAGCTGATGAAAGATCCAGCGGGGGGCTTTAAGCCTCATAAAGGGGCTTCTAAAAAAGCTAACTTTGAAATACAAAAGGCTCATAAAAAATAATGGCGACTACATACCTACAGCTTACTAACGAACTGTTAAGAGAAATGAACGAGGTTGTACTAACCTCCAGTAATTTTTCTTCTGCTATTGGGCTTCAGGCACACGCTCAAGACTGTGTAAATAGAGCATACCTTGATATTGTTCTTGAAGAACCTCAATGGCCTTTTCTGTCTGTAGGCGAAAGCGGCTCAACAGATCCGCTGTATGGTAATGTAGCTGTTTCTACCGTAGCTAATCAACGGTGGTATGAGCTTAAAGCCGCAAGCTCATCTCTTGCAGATGATTATGGATATATTGATTGGGATGATTTTTATCTTACAACAGTCGGTGTATCAGGTGAGGCGGCTCCTTATGTCAGCCAAAATCTAAAGTTTATAACTTTAGAAGAATGGAAAGACTTTCATCGGATGCAAGAAAATGCAGACGATGCTGAAGACGCTAATGGTGGAGAACCACGACGAGTATTCCGTAGTAGTGATGGAAGAAACTTTGGTTTAAGCCCTATACCTAACAAAGTATACAAAGTCCACTTTTTTGCTTTTAATCAGCCTACACAGCTATCAGCACACAGCGACACAATTGTTTTTCCTGATATTTACAAAACTGTTTTACTTGCACGAGCTAGGTATTACGTGCATCAGTTTAAAGAAAATATTCAGCCAGCCGCTTTAGCACTAGAAGAGTATCGTAGGGGTTTACGTCTTATGAAAAATGCTTTAATGGTGCAAACACCTAAGTACATAAAAGATGATCGCATGAGGTTTGTTTAGTGTCTCAGGCATATGGTCTTTCATGTCGCGGTGGTCTAAATACAAACCTAAACTCTATTGAAATTTTAGGTCAGCCGGGATTTGCCAAAATACTAGAAAACTTTGAGGTAGATCCTGATGGTGGTTATCGTCGCATAAATGGTTTTACGGCTTATGGCGGTGCTTCTTCTGCACGGCCTAATAGCTCTAATGCTATTTTAGGCATGGCGGCATATGGTGATGGCGTTATTGTTTGTTCTGGCACTGATATATTTTTTAGCAACACTGGCACAAGCTGGTTACAAATAAACAGATCTAGTGTTTCAGCCAGCGGCGACAATCACACAACATTTACAGGCCGCTCAGTTCTTACACGCTCTACTCAAGGCCAATGCACCTTTGCTTTATCAGAAGGTGCTGACTTTGATTATGGTGAAATAGTAATTGCTGACGGAAGTAATAAACCATTTTTATTTAGAATGGAAGGTACAGGAGGTGATGTTAGTTCTCGAACATTCTTTGCATCTGAGATTACAGTTACAGGAACAAAAGGCGTAAAGTATGTAACGATCCACGATCATCATTTAATTGCCGCTGGAGTACAAGATAACTTAAACACTGTATTTTATAGTGTCTACAATGACATTGATGACTTTAGTGGTAGTGGTTCTGGTTCTGTAGCTATAACAGATCAAGTCCAAGGTATTAAAAGTTTCCGTGAAAACTTAATTGTTTTTTCTAAAAACAGTATTCAAAAGCTTATCAATATTAATGATAGTTCAAATATCCGCATAGATCCAATTACAGAAAATGTAGGATGTTTATCACATTACTCTATTCAAGAGGTAGGAGGTGATCTAGTCTTTTTGGCTCCAGACGGTATTCGTACTATTGCTGGTACAGCCCGTATTGGTGACGTTGAGTTAAGTTCTATATCTCGACAGATACAAGATATTATAAGTTCTTTAGCATCACGAGCAGGACAGTTTGTTATTACAAGTGCTGTACTACGATCCAAGTCACAGTATCGTTTATTTTATTCTACAACCTCTCAAGAGCCGGGACAAGCTAAAGGCGTCATTGGAACATTTACAGGACAGGGTTTTGAGTGGTCCGAAACTTTAGGAATACAAGCACTAGGTATTACATCAGACTTTAACAAAAATGTAGTTGAAGTTGCTTTTCATGGTGACAAAGATGGATATGTTTATAACCACGATACAGGCGACTCATTTATACATAGTGGTAGTGAAGCTAATATCTTAGCGACTTATGAAACACCTGACATTGATTGTGGAGATATAGGCACAAGAAAAACTTTAAAATATATTCGCACATCATTTTCACCGGAAGGAACATTACAGCCAGTTTTAAGGTTGCGGTATGATTACAAAGATTTAAACATACCACAGCCTTCAGACATAACACTATCAACCATACCCCTTTTAGGAATATTTGGGGATGCGGTTTTTGGTGTGGCTACATTTGGGGCAGGCTCAGATCCCATGTTCCGACAAACAGTTACTGGTAGTGGCAATACATTTAGTATACGCCTACGATCAAACGACACAAGAAGCCCGTATGGTGTAAATGGTTTTTACATAGATTATATGCCATCAGGTAGGAGATAATAATGGCCCAAAGTTATACACGACAAAGTACATTTGCAGATGGCGATACCATTACTGCCGCGTTATTTAACGATGAATATAATCAGTTACTCAATGCTTTTGCATACTCTAGTTCATCTGCATCTTCCACAGGCCACAGACATGATGGTTCTGCTGGACAAGGCGGTAACATTCCTACTATTGGTGATTTAGATTTTTTAAACAAAATTACAATAGACGGCTCAAACAACCGCATAGGTTTTTTTGTAGAAGTCTCTAGCAGTGCAGTAGAGCAAATTCGTGTTCAAGATGGTGCAGTAGTTCCTGTAACAGATGATGATATTGATTTAGGAACAAGCTCACTTGAGTTTAAAGACCTGTATATAGACGGCACAGCCTACGTAGACGCAATTAATTTTAATGGTACTGCTATTACTGCTACTGCCGCCGAACTAAATATTTTAGACGGTGTAACATCTACAGCAGCTGAATTAAATATTCTTGATGGTGTTACATCTACAGCGGCTGAACTAAACATATTAGACGGTGTTACGTCAACAGCGGCAGAGCTAAACATTTTAGATGGGGTTACGGCTACAACAACTGAACTAAACATAATGGACGGCGATACAGCCGCCTCATCTACAACGCTTGCTGATGCTGATCGTGTTGTTGTGAATGACAACGGCACCATGAAGCAAGTAGCCCTTACAGACTTTGAAACTTATTTTGAGTCTGCAATTGATACAATAGGCGGTAATCTAACTGTTACAGGCGACCTTACTATTAGCGGTGATGATCTTGTAATGGCAACAAACACCGCAGGCCATTTGCTTATTGCTGATGGAACAAACTTTAATCCTACAGCCGTAGGAGATCTATCAGAAATATCTACAATTGCAAATGATGACGTTCTTTTGGCTGTAGATACTTCTGGTGGTGGGCTAAAGAAAGTTACTAGATCTACATTAACTGCTGGCCTTGTTTCTGGTTCAGAAATTTCTAATGTTGTTGAAGACACCACGCCCCAGCTTGGTGGTGATCTAGATGTAAACGGAAATGCTTTAGTTTCTACATCTAACGGAAATATTGCCTTAACGCCTAACGGAACTGGTGTTGTAAGAATTGATGGTAATGTAGATATACAGACAGGCGAGATTGTTTTAAAGAATGGCGGCTCTGTATCTAACATTAAGTTTTATTGCGAGTCTAGTAACGCACACTACACACAGCTTCAGTCAGCCGCACATAGCGACTACAGTGGTAACGTAACACTGACGTTGCCTGCGGCTACAGACACATTGATTGGCAGGGCAACCACAGACACACTAACTAATAAAAGGCTTACCTCTCCTAAACTCAACGAAGATGTAGCCATTAGTGCAACCGCTACTGAACTAAATGTTCTTGATGGTATTACAAGCACTACAGCAGAACTTAACATCCTTGATGGCGTAACATCTACTGCGACTGAACTAAACTTAGTAGATGGCTCTAGTGCAGGAACAATTGTAAATAGCAAAGCTGTTGTGTATGGATCATCTGGAGAAGTTAACGCAACAACCCTGCAAATTGCAGGAACGTCTATCACATCTACTGCGGCTGAGTTAAATATCTTAGATGGTGTTACAGCCACGGCTACAGAACTTAATATATTAGACGGCGTAACCAGCACAACTGCAGAACTAAACATTCTTGATGGCGTTACAGCGACTACAGCAGAGCTTAATTACTTAGATATAACAACGCTTGGATTGACAGAAGCATCTAAGGCCGTAACTGCGGATGCCAATGGCGTTGTTAATTTTGATGCGGGAACGACTGATGACGTAAACACAATAACGTCTAGTTCTAATGCCGCCACAATTAACCTTCAGCTTGGTAATGTTTTTGAACATGACCTCACTGAGAATGTTACTTACACATTTAGCAATCCCGGTGCGAACAATACAGCCACCGTGTTTATTTTAAAGATCATTCAAGACTCTACAGCCAGAACAATCACATGGCCCGGCAGTGTTGATTGGGCGGAGGCAACTGCACCAACCCTTACAACTACAAATAATGGAGTAGATGTATTTGTGTTTTTTACTAGAGATGGTGGCACAACGTATTACGGCTTTACTGCTGGACAGGCGATGGGCTAATGAGTAACGGAGCTTTAAGACTACTTGCAGGCGCTGGTGCTGTAGACGATCCGGTTTACGTTGATGATGTGTTTTCTACGTATGTATATACGGGCGTTTATAGCAACACAGATATAGTTAATGGCATTGACCTTGCTGGCGAAGGTGGGTTGGTTTGGACTAAAAAAAGAAACTCCACAAGAGCGCATGACCTTTCTGATACAGCACGGGGCGTTACAAAAAGTTTATATTCAAGTGCTGCTGACGCTGAGGGAACAGACTCCCAAGGACTCCTTGCATTTAACTCAAACGGCTACAGAATAGGTGGAAGTAGCTCGTATAACAATACTAATGATGAGTACGTTTCTTGGACATTCCGCAAGGCAGAAAAGTTTTTTGACATAGTTACGTACAGTGGAAACGCAACTAATGGTCGCGCTATAAATCACAACCTTGGCTCTGTGCCGGGAATGATTCTTATTAAATCGGTTACATCAAGCACTTATTGGCCTGTTTTTCATAGAAGTATAGGCAAAGGCCATTATTTATTTCTAAACACGACTGACACAAAAAGCACTTACGAAAGCGGCAGTAGTAATTCCAGATATTGGAATGATACTGACCCCACTGCTACCCAATTTACAGTAAGTAATGATGGCTGGGTAAATGGTTCTGGGCAAGATTATGTGGCGTATTTATTTGCCCATAACGAAGCAGAATACGGGCAAAATTCTGACGAAGCGATTATTCATTGTGGAACCTATACGGGAACTGCTAGCGCGGGTTTAAATGTTGACTTGGGTTTTGAGCCGCAGTGGGTAATGATAAAACGAGCAGACGCATCAGATGATTGGGTTATGTATGACGTGATGCGTGGAATGCCTGTGGGAGGAGACTCAGCAGAATTAAACCCAAATGCAAGTTATGCTGAGAATGGTTATTTTGGAAGCTCGCAACCAGACATAAATCCGAATGCGACAGGTTTTACCCTTCAAGGAACATCAAGCCCGTATAACAATTCGGGTTCTACCTACATCTACATGGCTATTCGCAGACCCCACAAGCCAGCATCAGAGTTTGCGGCTACTGATTTGTTTAGTCAAAGCATGGGTTTGAACGCTAGTGCTGGCGGCAAGGTTTATGCAACTACCTATCCAGTAGACTTTCATTTTGCAAAAAATAATATAAATGGAACGGGCGATTGGTATGTAAGAGATAGATTACGCGGGGGAAGTAACTATCTAAATTTTAACGATCCCAGAGCAGAAAGCTCCCATTCGTATAACAACGAATTTGATCACATGGACGGTCTTTATACGACAACTGGTCTAGATAATACCAGCTCTATAGGTTATGAATTCAGAAGGGCACCGGGCTTTATGGATGTCGTGGGTTATAAAGGCACTGGCTCTGCTCCTCTTGTTGTTAATCATAACTTAGGTGTCACCCCAGAGTTGATGATTTTTAAAGACAGGGGCGTTGGAAGTTACACAGGCACAAGCAATTGGTGGGTTTGGCATCCATATCTTGGCACTAACGAGGCATTAAAACTAAATTCATCTGATGCAGATGCTAGTAACGGCACTGTATTCAACAACTATAGCCCTAGCAGTACAACCTTCACCGTTTGGACTGAAACAGGGGTTGGAGCCAATGGAAGCAATCATATAGCGTATTTATTCGCAACAGTTGCTGGCATATCAAAGGTGTCAAAGTACACGGGTACAGGCTCTGACATAAATGTTGATTGTGGTTTTTCTGCTGGCGCTAGGTTTGTGTTGATTAAGCGTATTGATGCTACAGGTGATTGGTATGTGTATGACTCTGTGCGTGGAATTGTAGCCGGCAATGACCCTTACCTATTTGTAAATTCAAACGCGGCAGGGGTCACTACCACAGACTATATAGATCCTTTGTCTAGTGGTTTTACGATTACATCTTCAGCACCGGCAGCACTTAACGCCTCAAGTGGCGAATATTTATTTTTAGCAATCGCATAGGAATTGACATGGCAGAATATAGAAATAGAACAAGCGGAGAAATAAAAACAGAAAGCACACTTAGGGCTGAAAATAAAAATATGAGCTTTCCGAAAGTCTGGAGCGAAAGCACCCTTGATGCTTTAAACGTCGATCCTGTATTAGCTTCCCCTGAGCCAGAGCCTTCTGGTGATTACAAAGTTGTAGTGCGAGATGGTGTTGTACAAGATTCTAGTGGTAACTGGGTGTATGCGTGGACAGAACAGGATATGTTCACTGAGTATACAGATGAGAACGGTGATGTTCAGACTGTAGAAGCACAAAAAACGGCATACGATGCAGCAACTACAGCGTTTACAGCCGCTCAGGCACGTTCTCAGCGAGATCTTTTGTTGTCAGAAACAGATCACTATGGTTTGTCTGATGTAACTATGTCAGATGAGATGGCAACGTACAGGCAGGCTTTGCGTGATGTGCCACAACAGTCAGATTTTCCCAGCACGATTACATGGCCTACGAAGCCTTAAATGAATGGACCCGCTTTCTCTTGTAGCATTAGCATCTTCAGCATTTAGGAGTGTACAACTTTTAGTAAACAAAGGTGCTGAGATTGAACAAGTTGCTCAACAGTTGGGCAAGTGGTTTAGCTACGCATCAGATATAAGACAAGCTGAAAGAGAAGCAGAAAACCCTCCAATTTTTAAAAAGTTGTTTAGTGGTGGGTCAGTAGAAGAAGAAGCGCTTAACGCTACTATAGCTCGTAAGAAGCTACAAGAACAAGAAAAACATATACGTGAGTTGATTGTCTGGGCATATGGTAAAGAGACTTACGTAGAAATGATGCAGTTACGTAAAGATATACGTTTACGAAGAGAAAAAGCAGTATACAGACAACGTAAGAAAAGACAAAAGATAGCTGACACGATTGCTATGATTTTAGGAATAGTAGTTGCTTCCGGTGTGATATACGGCACAGCTTTACTTATCAAAGGCGCATAACTATGGAAGATGATGGAATGAAAGAAGTGGTAGATACAATTTCTGTGGCTACGGGTGTTGGTGCTTTAGCTGGCCTGTTACCCGCAGTAGCGGCTCTGTTTACAATTATTTGGACAGGCATACGCATTTGGGAAACTGATACTGTAAAGCGTATGAGAGGTCAGTAATATGTGGACGGCTTTGGTAGGTCCGATTGCAAACTTGGCTCAGAACTGGCTGTCTAATAGACACGAAAAGTCACAGGCCAAGCACGTAGCTCAGATGGAAGTAATAAAAAACACAGCTACGTGGGAACAGCATATGGCTGAAGCCAGCGGAAGGTCGTGGAAAGACGAGTGGTTCACCGTTGTATTAAGTTTACCTTTATTGGCGGTTTGTTATGGAGTTGCTATGGATGATCTAAGCATAATGCAAAGAGTTGGGATGGCTTTTACAGAGCTAGATAAACTTCCTGAATATTATCAGTATTTACTTTTTGTAGCCGTAACAGCTAGTTTTGGTATACGTGGTGCTGACAAACTAATGAAGATGAAGAAGTGAGTTATTTTACGAAAGAAGAATTAAGCTGTCAGCATTGTGGTGCGTACAAGTTTGATGAAGAATTTTTAAAGGTTTTAAATAACATTAGAGAAGAATGTAATTTTCCTTTTGTTATTAGCTCTGGTTACAGATGCGTTGAACATCCTATAGAGGCTTCTAAAAGCCGTGCAGGAGCGCATACAACAGGCTGTGCAGTTGATGTAGCCGTAAGTGGAGATAAAGCTTTAAAGGTTCTTGAAGTCGCCATAAAGCATGGTGTAAAAAGAATAGGTGTAAATCAAAAAGGTAAAGGACGATTTATACATTTAGATATGGCAGAAGAGGCTTTTCCATCTCCTGCGCTCTGGTCGTACTGAGGAAATATAAATGGCTCAAACAAAGAAAAGAAATCGTAGAAAAGTCAGGCGGCAATATCACAGAGGCACACACTCTGTAAATAAAGTCGGGCAGTTTCAACCGCACGACCCTACTGATCCTAATCATAATAATCCTTTAGATGATACTGACCGCGATATTCCCGGTGGCGGTGGTGGTAATGCTGGTACTGATGATCCCCCTCCAGTAGACGATGAAGGTAATCCTATATTACAGCCGGGAGATCCCGGTTATGATCCTGCGTCTGCTAGTCAGGTAGAGCCTCCGACTAAGCCGACTGTTACAACAGGCACTGTAGCGCAAGCCGGTGATACTGCTGTACGAGAAATAGAGTTTGTTGATAGCTCCCCAATAGAAACACACGAAGGGGCAGAAGGAACTTTTACTAATTTATTGAATACTACTCAAGATCCTTCTCAGGTTAAACCAGATCCAGAAACACCATCACCTATTCAAGTAGAAAAACAACCAGAGCCTACATTAGCTAGTACAACCTATACTACTGAAGTACCCAGCAAAACTTTAACATCTGTTGTAGATAACATGGGAACAGGAACAGTAACTAAAGGAACTGCTCCTGAAGCTATTGAAGCGGCTACTTATGATGCAACTCAAATTGCTCCAGAGGATGTACCAACTGTAGAGGCCGCTCAAGGCGAACTCAGTGAAGGTGCAATAGCACAAGTTGATGAAAAAACTTTATCTGAACGAGCACAGGCGGCTAGACGAGATACTACTCAAGAGCAAGCCGCTTTAGTTAGGCAAAGAGCAAACTACGAAATTTCAGATGGCTCATATGTAGACAAGGTTACTGGTAAAATATCTGATATTGCTCCTACCAGTGCGGCTGAACTTACAGAACGTGAAGCTATATTAGGCCAAGCGGCTAGAGATGGAACAGCCGCAGAAATAATTGATAGTGTAGGCTATCAAGCGGCTCAACTACGAGAAGTAAAAGGAACAGCCGCTAAAGGAGCCGCCGCAGAAATGGTTGCGGCAGTTGGCGAGCTTCCTCCAGCCATTAGTGCTACGATTGTAGAAAACCCTGCAACTGTTGAGGCTCAAGTAGATAATGAGCCTATTGAAGTACAAGCGGCTATTGCGGCTTTGCCTACAGAGGCTCTTGTGTCAGCGCAGATGGAAACACTGCTTGGCGGTATTGAAGATGGAGATATACCTGTTTGGGCTAAACCAGCAGTTGATCTTGTAAATCGTCAAATGCGTTTAAGAGGTTTAGATGCCTCTACTGTAGGCCGTGATGCGTTATTTAATGCAATTGTTCAAAGCGCCTTGCCTATAGCTCAATCAAATGCTCAAGCCCTACAGCAAAGGTCTGCTCAGAACCTCACAAATCAACAGCAGGCGGCTGTACAAGAAGCTAACCTCAATGCCCAACGAAGACTGCAAAATGTCTCTAACAGCCAAACAGCGGCTTCTCAGACGGCTCAGATGGCCCAGCAGATGGCAACTATGCAAAGCCAATTTGCACAAGATGCAATCATTACTTCTGCGGCTCAAGCACAACAAACAAGATTAGCAAACCTTCAGAATCGTCAGCAGTCTGCAATTCAGAATGTGCAGAATCAACAGGCAAGCAATGCTCAAAACTTAGGCAACGAACAACAAACTGAACTGGCTAATCTTCAGTTTGAGTTCCAAACTAATGCGGCAAATATGTCGGCTGAGAATCAAGCCCGTCTTGTAGAGATGCAAACAGCCGCTGATTTTTTATCCAAGAATGCTGGCTTCAAACAACAAATGGAGCTTGCAAATCTTTCTAACGAACAACAAATTGAGTTAGCTAATTTAACAGCTTTAAACCAAGCAGACTCTGAAAGTCTTACAGCCACAAAATGCAACAATGGTTGCCAATATAGATCTAAATAAGTTTAATGCTGACCAACAAGTTATTTTAACTAACAGTAAATTTATGCAATCTATGACAATGACAGACTTTAGCGCTCGTCAACAAGAAGCTATGCAAAACGCAACGGCGTTAGCATCTTTAGACTTAGCGAACCTTGATGCTCAAACAAAACTTGCGGCTCAAAATGCTCAGTCATTTTTACAGATGGATATGGCAAACCTAAACAATCGTCAACAGGCGGCAGTGTTAGATGCCCAAATGATGCAACAAACCATGTTGTCTAATCAGGCCGCTGACAATGCCGCAAAACAATTTAATGCAACAAGCACAAACCAAACGCGACAGTTTAATCAAAACATGGCGCAACAAATGGAAATGTTTAATGTCCAACAACAAAACTCTATGGAGCAGTTTAACGCTAGTGAAAAGAATAGGCTGTTAGCTACCGAACAAGGTATTGCAGGGCAGTTAATGTCTGCTGAAATTGGTGCTTCTGTAGCGTTACAGCAAGCAGAGATTAGAGCAGAGTCTGCGGCAGATTTACAGAATACCCAACTGCAAGCCGCACGAGATCAGTTTAATTCTCAAAATGCTTTTATTAATGCACAGGCAACAGTTGAGTACGAAAGAAAAACTAATCTTATTGATACTGCGGCAATGAACGAAATGAACAAACTAAATGCACAACAAGAGTTTCAACTTAGTGCAATGGAGTATGAAGCTGGTCTTATGGAAGCAAGAGATAATGCGGCATATTTAAGACAAACATTTGAAAATGATAAAAATTTAAAAACTCAGTTGTATATTGCGGCTATCGGAAACGAAACTGCGGCAGGAAGAGATTCAGATAATAGTCTTTCTGTAATGCAAACTTTTATTGATGGCTTAAATTTAGGGGGCTAGGATGGGATTTTTTAAAAAAATTGTTAAAGGCGTAGGAAAAATATTTAAATCGATTGGCAAAGGGATTAAAAGCGTCTTTAAAAAAGTTGGTAAGTTTATGGGTAAGATTGGTATTGTTGGTCAATTGGGCCTAATGCTGATCGCTCCTTATGCTATGCCAATGTTAGGGTCGTTTGCAACAAGTATGATGGGATCAACAATGGGTGGAGCTTTTGGTTCGATTGTGCGCGGTGCTGGTCAATTTCTTAATGCCGCTGTAAAAGTAGGTACACGAGTTGGACAAGTGTTCAAGTCTGTAACTAAAGCCGTAACAGGAACTTTAAAAAATACTATTGGGTTTACTCTAAAAAAAGCTGGGCTTGGGGATTTTGTTCAAAATATTTCTGGTTGGGATGTAGGTAGTTTAGATTTTGATACTGCTTTTCAAAAAACTGGAGATTTGTGGTCGAAGGCTGGTGATGATTTAGGACAGTTATTTTCTAAATCTACATTAGACTCTAGCATGAACAGTTTTGGAATACAAGCAAACCTTAATGATAGTTTTGCAAAGCTAGAGGAAAGAGGCTTTGATTTAGATAACCCTGACGTTCAAAAAAGTTTACAAGATGCGGGTATTACTGAGTCATACGATGTGCCTAGTCTTAAAGAGCTTGGTCTTCCAGAACCAAATACAAACGCCTTTCCAGCAAAGTCTGGTTTAGAATATAGTGAGATGGTAACGGGTCGGCCTACGCCAGAGCTACTTCCACAGTATACAGACCCTAGTAGTGTTTTTCCTTCTACCACTCCTGCACCAACCGAATCTTTGTTGAGGCCACCATTACAGGCCGCTGGAAATATTCAACCTCCTGCTCCGTCTGGAATAGAGCTTAATTTAGATAATTATGTGTTTGATTCAAAACCACCCCTTCCCGGTGGAGAAACTTTAGAACTATCTCAAAAAATACAAGATGGTGTTAAAACATCTTATGAAGCTAATGCTTGGGAAAAAACAAAAGCATTTGCAGAAGCTAAAGGCTTACCAACTACAGCAGGAGGAGTTGCTATGCAAGCGGCAGAGCTTGCGGCTTATGAGCCTCCTACATACGAAGATAAAGTAACACCACTTGATTATGTAGACTATAGTTCGTTGCAGGCACAGCCTATCTATCCAACAAGCGATGGCTTGCGCTATGGCAATATGCTTACTCCAGATCCGTTTGATGCTCCTAGTCTTATTGATGCTTTAATGCAGGGTGACTTTAATTCTGCATATCAATATGGATATTACGGCTCTCCTGCACTGATACGAGAAATGATGCGATGAATGAAGAAATTTTAAGAATTAATGTTGAAAAAAAATTCCCTATACCGGGAATGGCTATGACGCAAGATCCTGATAATCCTTCTCCAAGTGACAAACCACCGGAGTTTACGGACATTCACGATTGCATTAAACATATTTTCTTAAACTCAATTCAAGAAGAAAATTATATGAATTTAATGGAGTTGCTTGCAAAAGGCTTTCCATTAATGGAGATTGTTCAAACAGTTCTTTTCCAAGGTTTTTATGGCGGCAAGTGGAACTACAGCATGATGTTATTGCTTATTGAGCCTGTGGCATATATTTTCTTAGCCTTTGCTGAACGAGCGGGTATTGACCCTGTATTTTTTAGAGATGATATAGATCAAGAACTAGAAGAGGAAGAAATATTGGGTGTGTCTTTTGACAAAGCTAAATTACAACAAATTCAAAGTGATGTAGAACAAGATAAAAAAGTCCATCCTGCAATAACAGATCAAATGTTAGCTCAAATTGATAACATCCCTGAAGAACAAATTGGAAGTTTGTTAGGTAGTAAACAAGTTTCTCAAGAAGATGCGATAGCTCCTCCAGCAGAAGGAAGCTTATTAGATATGCAAGGTGAAATATAATGGCAGAATTTGATGATGTTTTTAAGCCGGGACAATCTATTGATGAAGTAGGCGGCTCTTTACTTCAACGAGCGCAAGACGTAGGTGCTATGCGCCGCCGACAACGGCGAGGCCCAAGCACTTCAGATATGCTAAAAGGTTTAGGCACACAATTAATTGGTCACTTTGTAGGTGATTACTTTCGTGGACGCATGGATGACAGTTTACAAAAACATTTAAATGATGAGAGAACATTGCAACAACGAGCGTTAGTTAAAGAAAGTATTAATGATGCCAATATTGTTCTTGAAAAAAACAGGGCGGCTTTAGCCCACTCTGGTGGCTTAAAAGGTTATTTAATAGAAGAGCGCACAGCTTCTAATCTTGCCTATTTAAAAAGTAAATATGCAGATCGCCCTAACACAAGTGAAACAGCCATGAAAACTTTAGCGGCTCAACAGGCGGCTGATGGTATTGAAGATTACATGAAAGCCTTTCAAGAAAGAGTTAACCAAGCCCGAAAATTAGAAAGCGCTACGGGCGGTGATCCTCTTGCATATTATACTGCCATAAAAGAAGCGGCAGGGGCTGACCAAGGATTAGCTGTTAGAGGCATAAAAACTATGCTTTCTAAATTTAGAGATCCTGATGACAATAATGTAGATGGCGCATTATATCGTAGTGCGACAACCCAAAGAATTTATAACGCCTCTGAAGAGTATAGAAATGCTTTTGACAAGTTGTACGTACAAACAGCAAGCGCGGAGGCCGCTTCAAATATTACTGAAGCTTTAGAAAAAACAGGTGATCTGCCCCTTACCGCTAAAAGCATGAAGCCAGTTAGCATAACAAGGACAAATAGATTTGGTGAGCAAGTAACAGAAAGTTATATGCAAGTTACAGGTTATGATAACAACCCCGAAAGTTATATAGACTTTAACGGTAATAGAATATCTGTATCTGCATTTTTAGGACGCAAGGCTGACAGCAAACAAGATGGTGTAAGAATGTCGCAAAAAAGAGCTTTAGCTGTTTTTGCAGATGCAGTTAATGCTTTAGATGCTGGCACATTAGCAGAGCTAAGAACGTCTGTTAATAATAAATTAACCGAAAAATCAACATCTGAGCAACGAAATAAAGTTTCTGCTGTTTTTGGTGAGCAAATTTATTTAACAGACCAAGCATTACAAAGCCAATTTGGATCAAAACTAACATCAAACCAAAGAATGTCTATTGCAGTTAGAGCACAAATTTTAGATCGTGATGCTTTTGATGAGCAACCAACTTTATTAGCAAACACAAGCAGAGCAGATCCGTTTGTTTTCTTTAAAGCTACGGTAGATCATTTTGGCGGTGACATTGAAGATGTGCCTGCTTCAATTCAAGCTCAATTTAAAAATCAATTTGAATATTATTTTAGCCCTGACAGCTTACAAGAAGTAAGCGCACAAGAGTTAAGAAATGCAAAAGAATTTGTTGACCGTGCTGGGTTTGGTTTTAAAGGTGTGCGAATTGGGCAAGGTATATTTGATGATGATAGTTTTAAAATAGGCGGGGATAGAGCAGGAAGAACCATATCAGACTTTTTAGATTACGCGCTTTCTACAAAGACTAGAGGCTAAAATGAGTAATTTTTACGAAAGATATAATAAAGCTTTAGCCTCTGGGCAAATAGCAGAACCAGCACCAATAATTGAACAAGATCAAGATGATACTTATTCTATAACAGATTATAGATTTAATCCAAAAGTTATGCGAGCTTTTGAAAATGTGCTGGACTATTTGGACACAACAAATGTGGGTTTTGATCCTGCGACAGATCCTGAAGATGATGATGACGTTGTAGAGTTTTTACGTGACGATTTTGCTCGCATCGAAAGTTCTGTTGGTAAAGCATTAGCTTTAAAAGATGCACCTGAATCTGTAAAAGAAGATTATAGGTTTTTGCGTTCTGAGTTCAATAACGCAGAGGTTGATGGGTTTTCAGAAGGCGTAAACGCTTTTTTAGATTATGGCACTGACGCTATTGTAAATCCTGCTAATGCTACTGCAATAGCTTTGGGAATAATTTCAGGAGCGACCACTTTTGGAGCAGGAACTGTAGCTACTGCTGGTGCTCGTGCCGTTGCAGGAAAAGTTGCACGAGAGTCACTAAATCAAGCGCTCAAAATAGCTAACCCTACTAAGGTGCGTGGTTTTGCTACACAAGGGGCTGTAATTGGCGCTGGCGCTATGACAGGTCAACAAAAGTTAGAAATAGAATTAGATGAACGCAACGAATACTCTCCAGTAGAGATAGCCATTGCGGGAGCACTTGGTGCTGGTATTGGTGGTGGTCTTGGGTATGGCCTGCAAAAAGGTTCTGGTTTGATAAGCAATAAGTTGCGGCAACGCCGTCAAGTTGAAGATGCAAACGTAGACGTACAGACAAGTGAAGCGGCTGATAATATTGTTAGAACTTTAGCAACAGCTACAGCCCCAGAAAAATTTAGGCTGGCAATAGAACAGGCAATTCTTTCAAATCCTACCGAAGCCGCTAGAACAATAGAAAATGTTTTAAATCAAGCTACAGCCCCAGAAAAATTAAAAATTGCAATCATGGAAGCGGTACAACAACAACCTAGTACAGCCGCTCAAGAAATTGATAGTCTTTTAAGATCTGCTGTGGCTCCAGAAAAGCTCAGAATAGCTCTAGAGGACGCTATTGCTGGGCCTTCAGTAGCCGCACAAAACTTTGAAAACGGCATGAGAGAGCTTGTTAGCGGCTCTGTGCGCGAAGCAGAGGCTTTGGGTGCGGCAGAGTTTGGCGAGAAAATGAAGGCGCTTTTAGGTGCCACTACAGATGATCTAGATCAAATTATTAATAATCTTGCTACTAAAGTATCTGAGCGCGGTGAAAGTTTAGAGGTCACTGGTGTTGAAGACTTAGCAGAAATAGATGAGCTTGTAGAGCGTATTGGCGGTGGGCCTGATACATACGCTCAAGTAGTTGATGCCGCTATTGCCGCCGCAGGCAGAAATGCTCCTCCTGCTGTAATCCGCAATACATTCTTGAATAATCTTAATAAAATTTATACACGTTTTACTTCTAGTGTTTCTTTTGGAAAATCGGCAGGATTTTTAGATCCATACACAGATATTTCTCCAACAGCAAAACTGTTAAAAGAAAAAATAAATACTGAGTATGGTATGGGTTGGAAGCCGGGACAAAAACTTATTGAAGAAGATTATGGCGGCACAGCACGATTATTTACAAATAGATTTTTTGATATTTTTAGAGAAGCTATTTTGCCTATTGCTACCAAAAGATACAATGGTGGTCTTTCAGAAGCTGTAAATAATGACTTGTCTCTAGCACTTAGAGGACAATCTTCAAAAGATCAAGAACATTCTCAAGCTGTTAATGTTGCGGCACGACAGATTAGAAATGCTTATCGGGTTGCGGGTAAAATATTAGCGCGTGAAGGTTTTATAACTATACAAGATAATTACGTTCCTCGTCAGTGGAAGCGTTCTGCGATTGCAGAAGATTTTGGAAATGGTGATCCAAATGCTCCGAATGAGTTTGCAAAGCTGTTGATAAAAGCTGGCGAAGCTAAAGACATGAACGAGGCGTTAAGTATTGTCAAAAGTATGTTAGACAAAAAAAATCAACTAACGGGCGGTGGCGGGAATTATTTTTTCTCAGCAAACCGAAAGTTTGAAAACATTACTAATGATGCAGAATTTGAAAAGTTTTTAAACAACGATGTAAAAGCTACATTTTATAATTATATGGAAGTTGCTGGTCGAGCCTTAGCAAAAAAGAAAGTTTTTGGTGTGCGTCAATTTGGCGAAAACGGCGGCTTTAATCAAAAATGGATAGAACAAATTTCAAGGGAAGTAGAAGCGGCAACAGGCAAAGCTTTACCTCTAGATGCTAAACAAAGAATTAAAAACCTTTATCAAACTATAACTTCTGAGTCTATTGATGGCGACGATGTTCAAGCTAAAAAGAAATACCATGAAGGGTATGAGTTATTAACTCGCATAGGTTTGCTTCCTTTTGCAACTGTATCTAGCTTAACAGAAATTATGTTGAACTTAGGTGTTGCTGGAGGAGTAAAGAGTGCTAAAGGCATAGCCGCCGCGCACAAAATTGGGTTAGGAAAAGCAACAGACGATTGGAATGCGCTAACTGATGCGATGAATTTATCTTTTTTAAAGATTACAAAAAATACACATCAAGAACTTCAAGATCAGTTTGGTTTAACACCTAATGAAGCTTGGCGAGAAATGCAAAGTGTTGGGTTAGTAATGGAGCAACAGCTTGCTTCTATGGCAGATCGTTTAGCGGGTGAAGAGCTTACTACAGAATGGATGCAAAATACTAGCAACAGGTTTTTTAGATTTATTTTGTTAGATCAATGGACAAAGATGGTGCAAAACACTTCTTTTCAAACAGGCAAAATAATGATTAAAGATCATCTTTTAGATCTTGCAGAGCATGGAAGCGCTCAAATGACGCGAAGAATGCAGAGCAAACTAGATGATTTGGCAGAACTTGGTATAGACGTAGAGCGCGGCAAAGCTTGGTTGGCTAGTGGTGCTGATAAAAATGCTGACTTTTATCGTGACATTGTTGAAGGTGCGGCACGTTATACAAACCAAATTATCTTACAGCCTGATAGAGCTTCTGGCCTTAAGCCGCGTTTTCAGTATACGCCGACAGGTTCTGTGCTATTTGCTTTAATGGGTTATCCTACTGCTTTTACTAATAATATTTTAAAGCGTGGTGGTAAGCGATTGGTTAGAGATAAAGAGATGGCGGCGGCAAAACTTGTTCCTGCGGCAATTGCTATGACAGCAACAGCAGGATTTACAAACTATGTTCGCAATAGAGGTGAAGGATACGACGAAAAAAATGCTCCTGAAATTATGTACGAGGCGATGGCGCGTTGGGGAGGCAATGGTTTGCCGTTTGACAATATTATGCGTGTGCGCTCTAACGTAGAAAATGATGGTCTTGTGGGTATTCCTGCGGCCTTTATGGGGCCGTTATACGGAGAGTTAGTAGATTTGGCACAATATAGAAAACCAATTATGACAATTGGAACAAAATTAACTCCGTTTTATGGCGCTATAAAACCTGTTCTTGGCGAAGAAGCACAAAGATCTTATCGTAGATCTTTAGGTAAAATAGATGAGACATTAACAGAAGCTATAACAGGAGAGACACCACGCACACCATTTAAAAAAGGCGGTGAAGTAAATGTGCCTCAAGCTCCTAAAGAGCCTGATGAGCGGATAGATAAGATGACGGGGTTGCCTTATAACACACAGGCTGGAACTGCATTTATAGATGAAGAAGATTTTCCAAGAAGTTTATTGGCGAGGACTGAGTAATGGCACTATCAACTAAATTAGCTAGAGCTATCGTGTCAGCTACAGATGATATATTTGATGTAGACAAAATTGATAATGCAATTAAAAATGCCGCTACAAATTTAGAAAAGAATCTTTTGCTTGATTCTGATATTGAAGATTTGGCTCCTGTAGAAGATTATATGGAGCAGTACATTGCTCACTGGGCGCGTCATGGTAATGACACCAGAATGCCAAAAGAGTTAGAAGAGACAATGATTTCATTAGATTTTGATAATGATATTAGTAATAGATTGTCTCACATAGTTGATGGAACATTAAACGGAGCACCACACAGTAATTTTAAAAGTCAATACACTGCTGACAACGAAGCTCCAGCCTTTGATGAAAATACAGATAGAGCTATTTACAACTATCTTTTAAATAGACTAAATAAACACGATCAAAATGAAATGTTGTCTGAAGCAGGCAAAGAAAAAGTTTTAAATCGTGCTGTTGCATCGTTAAAAGGAATACCAGAGTTTAGAAAATTGCGTGAGTCAATGCCTGACTTTGATGATCTTTCTACACAAATGGAAAAACTTCCTGCACCCATAGCAAACAAAGAAAAAGCATTAGATGATTTTTTAAGTCAGAGTGTGGAAAAGCGGCCTCAATATCGTGGGGTTAGTTCTTTACAGGATACAGAGTGGGACGCTCGTTTTTGGATGACAAATGAAATTGGCCCACACGTTGGTACAGTAGGGCAGGCTAATTACTTTGCTTTAAAAAGTTTAATGAATGATGGCGATTTTAGTCAGCACATGGGTCTATATCAAATGGGCATGGAGGCCAATGCTCTTGGAGAATCTTTTGAACGGGCTGGCGTATACATTAAACCAGAAGATCACAATAAAATTTATACGTTGGCTAAAGATGTAAATAACTATTTAGATGCGTATCTTGCGGATTTAGAGTTAGATCCAAATGATTTAAAAGCTTACACTAAATTATCTCTTGCAGAAACTGGTCAAATAGATGATGCACCAAAGCCAAGAAGAAGGCGTGGGGATACAACTCCTCCACCGCTAACAGGTTGGGAAGAAATTATAGAGCAAGTTGCAACTCAATATCTAGGCATGGTTAGTAAGTCTGATGAGGGACTACAGGCATATAGAAATACAGTCTTGCCACAGTATCAAATACGAGCAGTAGCTAAAATGATTGGTCAAATGCGTGGATGGGGCGACAATGTTTATGGTAGCACTGTGCGTCCAGCTACAATCCAAAAAGGTTATGTAGACGTTAGAAACCCTTTAAAGCTTGGCAGTGACGGTGTGTGGAAAGTTGAAACTTTGTTTAAAGACAGCCCTACTCTTGCAGATTTAATGTGGGATGACGAAACGCTTGGCATAGATCGGTTTGTTGATGCGATGGCGGTCCAGCTTAACACAGGCGCTGATACTATTAAAAAGTCACTGCCTTACATAAAGCTAACTCAAAAAGCAGAAATGCTAGAGGCGTCATCAGGTGATATAGATCCATCAAGTCTATTACAATTTGAAGATCAACAAGTTAAATCTTTAGAAGTAGCGGCACTACACCAAGAGTTTAAAAATTTCTTACAGGAATATGGTTTTGACAGTATTCAATACGTCAATCAAGTAGAGCCATCATTTACTACAGACGCAGATAATCTTTCTTATATTTTATTTAAGCCAGAGCAATGGAAAGCTGTCAGTGCTCGTCGTTTTGATCCAAACGATAAAAGATTTGGTGCGGCAGAGGGCGGTGTAATTGGTTTCTTTTCCCGTCTTTTAAGCGATCAAGATGAAGTAGCGCGGCCTGAGCGTCGAACGGTAGAGCGTGGAGACACACTAGAAAAAATCTCTAGAGAGACAGGTGTAAGTGTTGATGATCTTCAAAAGTTTAACAACATACAAGACATAAACAGAATAAACGCTGGTCAGTCTCTTAGATTATCAGAGCCAGTAAGAAAAAATCAAGTAGTTTCTAATCTTGCTAGTTACTTAAATCCTTTTGCTGGCGATAAAACTGAAAAAGATTATGACACACAAGTTGTTTCAGAATTAAAAAGAGCGGCAAGAAACGCCATTGCTAATGGGCGTATGAATATAGAGTATGAAGATTATCGCGGTGCAAATGTTAGAGGACAAGCTTCTAGTCCAGAGCAACGTGAAAAAGATAATTTTATATTGCGTATGGCTACAGGCAAAATAAACCCTACAGAAGAGGCGGCGTTTTCTGTTGGAGGCGCACAGTTACTAGTAGAAGATGGAAAGCTTTATGCCACTGATATTTATGATTTTTCAGAAATTCCTTTTGACAAAGTAAAAGATATTTATAGTGGTGCAAGATATTTAGCGGGTAAGATTCCCGGCAGAGAATTTAGAAGTAAAATTTTCTTGGGGCCAGTTGACGAATACAATTTAGACTCTCGCGCAAGGCGTCAAACTGGAGGCGTTTCTAATCCTCTTGAATACACCAACACATTAAGAAATCAAGTTCCGTTAGGGCCAAAGTATAATGACGCTGGAGAGCGCCTATACTATTGGGTTCCTTCTCTTGAAGGGGCAAACACATTTGCATCAACCGGAACAAACGATGATAGATATCGTAGGTTGTTTGGTAATCAAAGCAGAGGTGGTTACTTTACTGAAGCAGAAATTCGTCAAGCTTTTGAAGCTAATGAAGGAATGACTACATTATCTAGTCAAGTAGATTGGGAAAACTACTGGGGCTATCTAACTGAGCGCCAAGACCTTATTGACTCAGGGCAACTTGACACAGGGTTAGATGCTTTTGTTGATGGTAGACAAGCAAAGATGCAACTCATTGAAGATGCAGGCGGCTTGAGAAAATT